ATATCGTTAGTATAAGGGCGTACCAATAGAACTCCTTGTTCTCCCCTTCCAATACGATAAAGTTTACGAGTTTCCTCGTTTGTAAAGTCAAGAGACTTGTAATCGATTTCATAATTAAATTCCTTCATCTTTTTGATTAATTTCATATTCAATGTGAATAAGTTTACTTGACCTTCCAGAGGAATCTGATTTAATCAGTTCTGTCATAGTGCCGCCTAACAACACGGCCAACTCGTGAATTCTTTTCACGATACTCTCCTTTTTTTCTTCAGTATTCATGAAATCCAATTTGGTTTGCGATCAGGTATGCGAAGATAGTTAGTTGCAGCCCAAGGTTTAGATGCAATATATCTTTTGTATGCAGTAAAGGTGTCTATGTTATCATCATACTTCCATTCCTCAGGCATGGCACGAGGGAAATTTTTTGCATGACAATAAATTGCAACATTCTCTCCAGTTTTTTCTTCAAATATTTTTCTTGATTCTACTAGAGGTTCTAAACATGTGTGTACTTTACCGTATCTTTCGTAATATTCTCTCGATAATCCGAATCCATGTGCGATCAACCATGCTGTATTGTATATGTTTTCTGCTGCCCAAATGGTGCAGGGATGACCCCTGAAGGCGCCTTTCTCTGTTTTATAGGGTGTACCATCCTTCTTAGTTAATTGACCCCAATCGAAATACCATTTGGAATATACCATTGATAACATTTGACATGTCTCAAGAGGCATTTTGACAATGTGTTTGTCAGGTAAAACTCTTGCCGAATTGTAAGGGCAAGGTTCAGTCACGAATACGTTCATAATGTGGTGAGGTGTAATGATCATTCCAATGTCGAATGTTACCTGCGACAATGAAACAGTTTGTAATTACTAATTGTAGGAAAATAAAAGTGCGGATAATACAAATAATATTATCATACTTTCTAGTAGTTTCATCTTGAAATGAACCGAGAGCATACTTCCAGATATTCCAAAACTTCTTCATATACCCAATATTTTTTTCTGTCTTTCAAAGTAACCATGAAGAATCCAAGAACTACTATTCATTTTGGCTATGCCACCGCAAGCCCATCTAAACTCTACTCTATCATTATTTTGGTATCTGTCAAACTCAGGTGTATTTTCATTGTGTCTATCACCACCATTGCAGAAAATTACTTTCTCAGATATCTCTAGACATTTTGAAATTGCACCACAAGCAGAATCATCTGCGTCATCCCAAGAAATTACAGCATCCACCATATCTAAATGACGAATGATGTCAGCACGTTCTTTCCAAGATTGAAAGTATTGACCTTTCTTTCTAGTTAACCAAGGATCACCATTTAGACCAACAACAAGATAATCTGTATATGATCTGGCTTCTTTAAAATATGCAATATGGCCACTGTGAATGGGATCAAACCCACCAGTGACCAAACTTAATTTCTCAACAAACATTACTCAAATGTAGAATCAGGTTCCAATGCGATGTAATACTTTACATCAAAATCATTACTTGTAAAACGAGATAAAAGTTTAGATGAAATAACTACATTATATGATCCAGGCAGTATCTTGATATTTTCTACCTTAAAGTTAAATACAAAATTATTTGTAGTCTCACCAACTGTGACAGAGAAATGATTTGATGTATCATTCTTCTTATCACGAACAACAATACTAATTGTTCCATCTTCACCAATTACAGATACATCAGGAACTTGATATATCGCAGCAGCTTTGAGAAGTTTATCCAACTGTTGAGTATTCAACTTGAAAGAAACATCTTCATTTGGAAGTGTGATCTCTTTCTCTGGTGGACTCACAATTACATTTGGATCCGCAAAGAAATATTTTGATCTTGCTCTGTCTTCACTAATGACAGCATATCCTTCATTCTTGAAATCTAACTCAGGACTTTGATGCAAACTCAACGCATTCAAAAATTGATTCAGATCATAAACACCAAAGTCTTTTGGTATGTCCTCTTCGATTGTAGCCTCTGCAAGAATATTTTTCATTACAGAAATTGTTCGCAATGAATTGCCTTGTTTGAATAATATGGACTGATTGATTGTAGAAAAGTTTTTCAACAACATCAGAGTTTTATCAGAAAGTCTCATTTTTGGTCTAAGTTTCATTTCACTAATTTTATCACGAACTATTGGATATGTCTTATCCATTGTTCCGTTTAGTTCTTCATATGCTAAACTATAAGCATTAATCATAGGGAGATGTATAGTCTCCCTATTATACCATTAAGTCAAGTTGGAGTCAACCTCGTATGCTTTGTCTTCAGCTTTCTCGAAGTCAACATCAGCATCCACTTTATCATACAACTCCATGAATGCTTGTTTTGTTTCATCATCGAAACGATTGACACATACTTCAATCGCCTTTGCTTTGTTCTTAAAGATTGAGAAAGCACGGATGATGTGAACCAAACGACGAGTGCTGATGATCTCTTCGATACCACCATCATAAAATGTTTTACGAATGATATCACCCCAGTCAACAAGTCTCTGACAGAAATCATCATCTTTGATGTTTAGAGTTTCAGCAAGACCTTTGAGAATCTTGAACTCAGTCTTGACACTTGGATATGATTGTTCAAATGTGACAGGGAATCTCTCTAAGAATGCCTCATTAAGAACATTAGTTCCAATAAAACGACCATCCTCAGATCCTTTACCTTTTGTGTTTGCAGTTGCAATCACATTGAATCCTGGCGCTGGTTTCACATATCTTCCAATCTTCTTGAGGAATACACCCTTACCTTCTAGTATGGACTGCAAACATAGAATCTTGTTTGATGCAAGATCAATCTCATCAAGTAACAAGATAGCACCACGTTCTAAAGCTTCAATGATCGGGCCATTGTGCCATACTGTTTGACCATTGAGAAGTCTGAATCCACCAATCAAATCATCTTCATCAGTTTCGATTGTAATATTTACACGAATCAATTCTCTCTTCAAAGTTGCACAAGCTTGTTCTACAGAGAATGTCTTACCATTTCCAGAAAGACCTGTGATGAATGTAGGATAAAATAACTTGGACTGTATTATTTTTTTGACATCTGAAAAACTACCAAACTGAACAAACGTATTATCTTTGGTAGGAACAAGAGACTGTTTCTCTTCAGGTTGAACAGAGGGGGATTGAAAGGATCTCTCAATCTCAGCAACTTTCTCAGTGGTAACTTCAAGATTCCACTTACCCTTACTGACTTTATACTTTTTAATTTTTTTAGATACAGTTCCGTATCCTATACCATTCATGGCAGAAAAGGCACGAACGTCAGCAGTTGTAAACTCTGTACCGTATAGTTTTTTCAAACCATCAATAGCTTGTTGTTCAGTCATTTTTAATTCAAAGGTCATAATATTTTGTCTTGATACACATAGTATACCAATAAAAAGGGGGGCTGATGCCCCCTAGTGTTCACTTTGTTAACTGTCCTACTTATCCTTATATTGATTGATAATTGTTTTCTTATCGTCGGTTGTATAAGGATTCTTTGGATCTTCTCTAGATGTACCTGCTTTGTATTGTCTTTTTGCAGCATCCCTTACATTTTGTGGAACCTCTTTTGATTTAGCATTTTTAATCATGTTTGCTTTATTTTTAGCATCCATCGCAGCAATTTTAGGATTAACAGCCATTTCATTCATAATCTCTTCTGGAGTTAAAAAGATCATAATCTCTTTGATCTCTTTCTCATCTAATCCTTCATCAAGGAGTTTACCTTTTACAATGTCAAACAAATCAGCACCTGCACTCACTGTTGTTCTTTGACCAGTTTTATTTGTTTTTTGTGTCTGTTGCTGTTGTTGACCTCCTCCACCAATACTACTAGCCACAGAATATGTTGCTAATGGATTGTCCTTCGCATAAGCAGCACCTTTTCTCGCAATTTGTCCAGCTTTTTGAGCTGTGCTAACAGGAGTTGATTTGGGTGCTGCAGATTTCATAACATCACCTGTAATCTTAGTGCTTGAAGTCGGTTTGCTCATCAATCCTGTTTTAAAGTTAGACGCTGCACTCTTAATTGCACCACCTTTAGCCGCTACTGCACCTTTAGCAGCCGACAATGCACCTTTACCAGCCGCCAACGCACCTTTACCAGCCGCCAATGCAGCACCTTTACCAGCCGCCAATGCACCAGCAGCTGCTTTTCCTGCTAATGCACCCTTAGCAGCTAATGCAGCGAGAGTTCCAGTAATAACAATTTCATTTAACTGTTCCTCAGTTAAATTTGCCATCACTTTATATACATCTTTTTCATCATATCCTTCTTCAATAAGTTTAGTTGATACTAAATCAAACACATCAACACCTTCATACTGTGGATGACCTTTTATGTTCTTTTCTCCACCATGTTTTTTAGCAAGAGCTTTTCTCTTCTTCTTGTAATCAGGTGACTTAGTATTATCATATTCTTCTTTCTTCATTTCCTTTGAAGCCTTTTTCATCGGTTCATTCTTATCACCATCCTTATCAAGATCTAAGAAGTCTGGTTTACCACCTTTACCTTTCTTTCCTTTTTTCTCATCACCATTCTCATCGTCATCATCTTTCTTTCCTTTTTTCTTATCAAGATATGCTTGTAGTCCAGAATTAACTTTACCTTCTTTGAGAGTTTCCTCCTTCTGATTTTGATACATTGAATGATATGCATCCATCAATCTACTAGGAGACGGAGCAGATCCGTACTGTGACTTACCTAGATCTGCTTGACTCTTCTCACCAGATGGTGTCATGCCACTGGATATCATGTCTTTAGAAACTCTATGATCCATCTTTATTTCAGAATTTAGAATTATTTAGTCATGCAACTAACTCAATAAACTCACTAAGAATTTTTTTATTCATCTTCTTATTCTTTAAACTCTTTGCAAATGCACGTTTGATCTGAACTTTGGTTGCATCATCTTCAACTTCAAACTCAGCATCATTGTCTATCGCACTTGATGAGAGTCCAAAATAAGTATCGTATGCAGATGATTTGATTGAGACAGACTTATTCTTTTTCCATCCCTTCATAATCTTCTCATACTCAGTATCAGACCATCCATGATAACGGCGAACAAAAGATCCAGCGTCACGACTTGGCAAAAGACGAATGCCAATAAAGTTTACATCATTGAATCTATCTTTAAGATTTTTGAGTAATGTCTCAGTAAATCCATAATAAGATTCTTTTACACGATATGTCTTTCCAATCTTACGATCACGAAGAAAAACACCATAGTAGATTGCATTCTCGCCAAGATATGGTTCAGATTCCCATCTTCTTTGTATTGAAACATGATAACGAGGTGTATATGCTTCACCATCAGTGAGAATCACACATTGAACTTTCTCTATCTTATTATCTTTCTTGAATTGTGGAATAATTTGGTGTAAGCAAATTAAACTCTCATCTAAAGGAGTGCCAGATAATGACAAACCGATGGGTACTTGAAATTTGTTTTCGTAATGATAGGTATGATAGTAACCAAACTTTGTAGAAATACGAAAGATATTTCTCATTTGATGATCCAAAGTTTTAACATTTACTTTAGATGAGAATAAATGCATCAAACTAAAGTTTGAATCAATCGCAACAACACCTGCCTTTTTTGTATAACGTTCTTTATATTCTACATCTGATGGATCAGAATTTGGAAAACAATTTGTGAAAGCATAAACATCAAATGGAATCTGAACTTTACGACAAAACCATATTAGATTGTAAAGTTGTTTGATTGTATCTTTCATGATAGGACTCATTGATCCAGACCAATCAAGAACAAACAACAATCCATGATTCTTACCGTCAGGAAGAATTGTAACTTTTTTGAATATATCCTCATTGTATCTGTAGGTATGAAGTTTTGTCATATCAAGCATACCTGTTCTTGCAGTTGCAGCACGAGCATATGCAGATGCTGACTTCTTCATCTCAAACTCTTTAACGAGATAGTTTACTTCTTTTCTTGCGGATAATTTAAACTCATTGAACTCACGATCAGGTCTCTCAAAGTCTTCGATTGAATTGTCACTCCACTGTGAATCAATGGAAGCATGAATAAACTCATTAGAAACAATAACTCTCTCAAGGTCTAGATCATTTGGTTTTTCAACATAGATACTCTCACGACCTTTCTCATTGACTAAATCCTTTAATGATTTTTCTAGATTATCAACAGTCTCAACTATAGGTTCTTGAACTTCATTAACCTGATTAACATCGATGCCACCTTTAGAATAACTTTGATCATCATAATCAAGTCCATCATCCTCAACTTCAGCATTCTCATCATCCTTTAAATCACCTTCTGTGTCTGGTGTTGCAGTTTGATATTGTTGTTCATTATCACCATCCTCTCCATCTTCTAGATTTTCTTTAGTCAGTAACTCATCATCAAGATCCCTTTCTTTATTTTTAGACTCCATCTCTTCTTTACAATATTCATATATTACCATTGAAGCTTCAAGAACATCATCAAAAGATTCTGCTGCATTAACCATTCCAATAAGGGTAAGTTCATAATCATCAAAAACAAGATCAATAAAATTACCAATCTTGAAATGTAGATTCAAACGATCAGCAAAACTCATCTCATTTACATCAAGATCAGATAACTTAAAGAAGTCTGCTGCCTGTAACTCATTGTATCCTTTAAAGAATGTCTTTGGAAGACCAGCATATCTACGTTTCATCAACTTCTCAATACGAGCATCTTCAACCACATTCACAAATGAAGGTGGTATCTTATATTTCTCATACCAATCTTCGCAAGGTGTATATAATGCATGTCCAACCTCATGTGCAACCAACATATCATAAACATCACTCGAAGCATTCTCCCATAATGGAAGAGTCAAAACTCTAGTCTCAACATTGAAACATGCAGTCTCAACTTGTTTGTTCTCCACAATCAGATCTTCTGTTGCAAGTAACTTAGCAAGTGTTCCTTTAACTTCTTGATTAACGTTCATGTGTTTCCTGTGTATGTACTTATTATAACTGCACAGCACAAAATGGAAACGATTAGTGTGCCACTTTTTTTATTGTCTATTTAGATTGCAAATCCTTTCTTCTTTTTTTTCTTAGGTTTTACTGCATTAGGTTTACTATAATTGCCACCACCATCATATTCAGTTCTATTTTCTTCCATTGTTTTGAGATATTCATCTTTGTCACCTAGTTGCTCTGGATCTAAAGCATTACCATATCTACCCTTACCTGTAGTATCATACCAAAGAT